TCTCGTCGCGCAAGCGCTGGTTCTCAACGAGCAGGCGGGCTTGTAGCCGCCCCACCTCTGCAATAGTTTTCTGCAATTGAAAGAATGCGTCACTCATTCCTTGTCCCCCAGTGCTTTGCGTGCGATGTCATAAATGGACTTCACATCCCAATTCTGACTGCTGTCAGGCCCACGGTTCAGCATGTCGGCAATCTCCTTCAGCGCAGCCTTCAGGCGGTCGCGCTCTGCAACCAGCGCTTCCAGCGCGTCGGCTGCTTTAGGCCCGACTGACTGTGGAAGCATGCCACGCAGCCGCTTCACCAGTTCCTTGATGTCGTCACTCATTTATTGTCCTCCGCAGCAGCGCGAAGGGCTGCGCAGATGGCCTCTTTGACTTCAATCATCTCAGCTTGGTAACTGAACTCGTCAATCATCCACTCAGCCACGGCAGCGATGGCGGCGCGTGCTTGCGTGGCATCAACGCGAACCATCACGCTAGCCAGACACCCGGTTTCCTTTGTGCACACACAAGTTGGCGCGTTTCGACTGAAACATATCGCCCGCGCCACTTCCTCAACGAGATCGTCACTCATTCCTTGGCCTCCAGTACTTTGAATGCGAAGTCATAAATCGACTTCACCTCCCAACTCCGGCTGCTGTCAAACCTACGGTTCAGCTTGTCGGCAATCTCCTCCGGCGCAGCCCTCAGACGGTCACGCTCATTAAGGGCGGCGTACATAGCGTTTTGCGTGTCTCCGTACTTATCGGCCCACGCGATATTTTGAGCCTTCAAGCGGTCGCGCTCTTCGACCAGCGCCTCCAGCGCGTCGGCTGCGTCATTGAACAACTTTCCCAACTCATCTTCGCGCTGCTTGGCAATGACTCGCAAAGCCAACACCTTGATGTCGTCACTCATGGTGCCAGCCTCGCTTCAAACCGCTGGTCGGCGCGGTCCTGCGTCGCCTCCCAGTACTTCATCCGATGGAACTCAACCGCTATCTTTGCCTTGTTGGCCGCGGTCTTCGCGTTCGTCATCTTGGTCAGGTAGTCTCGCCATTCAGCCGATGCCCTGACCTCCAGCTCCGCCTTGCTCATGCTCACGCCTGGAGCCGATCGCATGGCCTCAAGAACCCTTTGGGCAAAAACGGCAGACTTGGTCTCATCCAGAAGGCGGGCAGCGGCGTCCGCCGCCACCCATTGCTCATAGGCCTCCCTGTAGACCTCGCTCTGCGGCCTCTGGTTTGATCCGGGAGTAAAGCGGATGGGGTCGTTCGTCATACGCCCTCCTTCCGCCCAAGGGTCGCCGTCCACGTTACCCGCGCGACCTGCACCAAAGCGGAAAGCTTCTCGCTGTCGATCGTGCCGAGCTTCTCGTAGATTTTGGGAGCTACCGAATTGACCACGCCACACACAAAAATCCGCTCTGCCGTCGCGTCGTCATGAGCGTTATAACGCCCATTGCTGGATGCCGGCGCAGTCGTGGCCTTGGCTTGGGGCGCCCCACCATCGTGGATCTTGATGATGTCCCTGAATGTCTTTCCGTCTTTTTCTTTGGTGCGGATGTCTGCCTGGATCGTCTGCCCTTCCGACAGCGTGCTTGCAATCTCAGCCTTGACGCCAAAATACTGGCCAAGGTTGTCCTTGATGCTGGCGGACCAGCCGGCCTGCTTCGGCGGGTAGATCTTTGCAATCTGAATTTCCATGGTGCTTCTCCTTTAAGCGGCTCTCTTCTTGAGTGACTTGTCGATTTCGTAGGCCTCACGCAGCAGCAGAAACATCCGCCGCGCTTCGGTCAGGTCCGGGTAGTAGTGGATGGAGAAATCAGCGTTCTCCTTCGAGAACCTGCAGAGGTAATAGCCTTGCACCTCAATCCCGTAATTCTCCTCGACCAGCAGGGCATAGGCTGCAAGCTGCAACAGGTAATCGCTGTAAACGGCATTACTGGTCTTCCAATCCAGGAGGATCGGCTTGTTATCCAATGTTCCAAAGGCGTCCGGGGTGCCGCCAAACTTATGAACCTTTGAGATCAACTGGCGCTCGGTCCAGTCGATCTTGATCCCGGTTGACTTCTCCCAATTCTGGTAGGCCTGAAAGGCGCTCAAAGCGTGCTTGACCAGATCGCTATCACCCTCAAGCGTGACAGTGCCCCCGTTGATGTATGTATCAATGAGCTCGTGGGCCAAGGTGCCGGCATCGGCCGCATCATCGCGGACCTGCTTGTAATCCTTTCCCTCCGTCCCAAGCTTCCACGCCCAGTGAATAAGCCCACCGGACTCCTTGAACCGGCCCAGCACCGTGGTGACGCCCGGAACCTTTTCTCCGTCTACAAAATATCCTTTCTTAGGCGTCGGCATTGCGCACCACCCTTCCGTTCATCTTTCTGGTCCATCTCTTGTCAAAGCCGCGGGATTGGATCTTGCTGGCCGGCCGTCGCTCTCCGAGGACTACCACTGCGTGGTGAAGCTGGCGGGCGAGGGCGAGGCGTTTCGTTTTTGCAATCTTGTGCAGGTCACCGCCGGCAGCGGTTGCCTTGCTTCCATTGGTCTTCTTCGCTGCGCAGGCGCGATGCACCCAGCGGAGGTTTTCCTCTTCGTCCGACCCGCCCAACTCGCGGGGGACCATATGCTCGAGGATGCGATCGTCTGCTGGCCTTAAAGGGCCCTCACACAAGGGGCACAACACCCAGCCGCCTGCCTGATGCAGGGCCACGTTAACCTTCACCCGGTCCGGGATCTTCGGCCGCGTCATGGGTCATCCCTCAGGATCAAGACCGCCGCGACCTGTCCCCACGCCTCGTTGATAAGCCCCAGGCATCGTTCAAGATCGTCGTTTGGCGGCGGCTTCATCAGGAGGGCAACGGCCGCGGCCAAGTTGGAACGCGCAGCTTGACGGATCTCCGCCTCAGACGGCCCCTTCCGTGGGAAATCAACCACGTTGCCGTTCATGGGAATGCCCCCCGCAGCTCGCTGCGTGGCGGGCAGCGATCGTGATCCGCCAAAACCTGCGCGCGGCCTAGGTTGAAGGCCACAAGGCCCATCACCAAGGCGATCGAGAAACAGGCGACAATGTCTTCAACCCGCCTCATGCCGGCACCCAATTGTCGTAGAGTTGATCGAGGGCCCATGCTCCGTCTGCAGAGGACAAAAACTGCTCCCGATCGTTGATGAAGAAGTTCCCGGCAAATTGGGCCTCAAGCCAGATCGCGACCCAAAGCTCAAAGGCGGGCAGGGGCGAGGGCGGAGGGGCTTGCCTGGCAACCTCCAAGGTAAGCTCTAAAAACTGATCCATGGTCTGCTTCAGGTCTCTAAGGAGCGGCGTGACGCTTCGCGCATCACGCTTGGTAATCTCTCGAAGGGAGTGCAAATCGCACTCTATGCCGTGCAGGTGGATCTCAGCCGCTACGCGGTCGTGGGTGACGCTCATTCGTCACCTCCGGGAATTACGTCCTGCAGGTGGCCCCACGTCGGGAGCTCATCGAGAACACGGCCGATTGCAGACTGCACGTTGTCGGTCTTGGCCGTGGCGTAGAGCCTCTCAAGCTCTGCCTTCATCGCGTTCAATATCTCTTCCGCGCGCTCAAGACGGTGATAGTCATTGAAGCGTGAGGGGATCATCGCAATGTCGCTGTCGTGCATCGCCCGGGCCATCACGCCGCCTCCATCGCGTTGCGGAGGGCGAGGTCGTAGGCTGCCTTTGCCTTACCCCACCGGATGAAGAGCGTGTCGCGCTCAATCAGGGTTTCAATATCCGTAGCGCCGCGGGTTTCGACTAGCCGGGCGTCGATCTGAGCCAGCTCGTTGCGCATGGCTTGAATGTCTGGGTTGTTGGTGATGTTCTGGATGTTCATGGTGATTGCTCTCGCGTGGTTGACACGAGGAATATGCGCCCAATGCATATGACTGGAAAGCCTAAAATGCACCATGAGAATATGCGCGCGGCGCATAATTATGCGGCAGGTTGTCGCACCATTTGGCTTATTGTGGGGCTATGTTTAGTTTTGGCCGATGGCTTTGAGAATGGCAATCGCCTGTTGCTGCTTCTCTGGAGGCAGCTTGTTTACAATCAGGGTGAGCTCTGTAGGCGCTCCAGGAAGCCGGCCGATCAGGTCCGCCGCCTCAACACCCAACGCATATGCGATCGCTTCAAGGCTCCCTTGAGTATACCCGCTCAAACCGCGCTCAAGGCGGCTTAGGGCTGATTGGGTGATAACGCCCTCCAGCCGATCGGTGAGCTGCTCCTGCGTCAACCCCTTATACTCCCGCCACTCGCGGATGAACGTCCGGCGAAAGGGGCTATTGGCGAGCGGGGGTTGCTTCTTAGGCATGAGATCATTCTACGCGCCGGCGAGTTAATATCTTAGTGTTGACACGAATATGCGTGGAGCGCATATTCCGGGCCATGACCCTACACGAGTTTCTCACTGAGAAAGGCATGACACAGGCTGAATTTGCGGCGGCGATCGGTGCCTCGCAAAGCACGATTTCTCGCCTGATGGATGGGAGCCTGCCGCGCCTGGAACTCATGAAGCGCATTTTTGTGGCCTCAAACGGCGCCGTCACACCAAACGACTGGCTGCCGATGCAACGGTCTATCAACAAATAAACGGGGACAGCATGACGGCTGACAACAACACACGCAACGGCCGGACTCTTAACCATGCTGTCAGAGTTGGTGGTGAACGCGCCAAGAAGCGCAAGTGGTGGTCTTTTTGGGAGACAAGTCCAAAACAAACAATGACGGAGAGCAAAGCAATGCCAATTCAATCACCGCTCACGCGCCAGACTCTGGAGCAGATGTTCATTCAGGTCGATAGCGACCCTCTCGCCGGCAAGGGCTGCCTTAGCAAGAAGGACATTCTCATTGACCGGATCATTGCTCATTGCCGGGTGTCCGTAGTCCAGCCTGCGCCTGTTGATCCGGCGCCTTTGCTGCTCGAGACGAAGGACCAGGCAAAATGATTTTGCGCCGCCGCTCCCCCGGCAATAGCGGCGCAAAAGGCCCGCGCAGGCCTGCTTCCCCGCAATCGGCCGCGCGGGCCACCCCTTCAAAATACAGGGCTGTGAAGGTTGTGACCGACGAGGGGACTTTCGACAGCAAGCGAGAATACGCCCACTGGTGCGAGCTCAAATTGAAAGAGCGCGCGCAGGTCATCACGGATCTCAAGCGCCAGCAGCCGTTCCCGATCGTCTACGAGGGAAAGACCATCTGCAAGTATGTGGCGGATTTCACGTGGGTTGAGGGCGGCGTTCAGGTGGTGGCGGACAGCAAGGGCTATCGCACAGAGGTCTATCGCCTGAAGAAAAAACTGGTTGAGGCATTTCATAAAGTTCAGATCAGGGAGATGTGAGCGATGAGTGGAAAATTGCCGCCGTTCAGCGAGGCGGCGCTGACACCACAGCAAAGCCGGCTGTTGTGGTTGTTTCTTGAGTGCAAGGGGGAGCTGGTCACCCATCAGGCGATTTGGGACGTGCTGTACGGCACGGAGAATAGAGCTTACCGGCACCCCGGAGGCTTGCGCGTCCACATCCATTTGCTGCGCCGCAGGTTGAAGGGATGGAACCTGATTGCAGTCCGAAAAAAGGGTTACAGGCTGGTCCCAGCGGGAGCGGCCGCATGAGCATGGGAAGGCCCTCGCGGGATTGGATGACGGTGCTGGGCGCGGAAGACCTCGCCAGGCGCATTGAGCTTTACTGGAAGAAGCGGGGCCGGAAGGTGACCGTCCGCGCCTTCCATAACTACGACACTGGCAATGGAGCGTGCCACGTGAATGGCGTGGTCACGGTGGTCAGATCCAACATGGTGGGAGGGTGGCCACCGAAGGATCCGAGCACCCCCATTCACATGGGCCATTCAATTGCGTCCAAGCGGGCCGCGTCTCACGCATTGGTGAGGAAGTAGGCCCATGAAGCTCACCCCCCGCAATTGGGATGATTTCCAGCACTACAAGGAGCGCCGCCCCGTGTGGATCAAGCTGCACAAAAATCTCTTGGATGATTACGAGTTCCACTGCTTGCCAGTTGCTAGCAAGGCGCTAGCACCTCTCCTCTGGCTGCTAGCGAGCGAATACAGCGATGGTACAATTGATGACCCCATCAAAAAAGTGGCCTTTAGACTAAGAATGTCGGAGGCTGACTTTGTCTCTGCCATCAAGCCTTTGATCTTGAATGGCTTTTTTGCTTATGAGGACAATGATGCTAGCGGGTTGCTAGCAGAATGCTTGCCTAGAGACAGAGACAGAGACAGAGAAGAGACAGAGAGTAGTGCCAATAAGCTTATTGGCATTGGGGAACAAGTTCCCCCCCTCCCTGAAGACCAGCAAGGGGTCGATAAGGGCTTAGACGGGGAAGATAACCCTTACGGGCTGGGAGCCGATGATGCGGCTCTGGTGGGCAACTCATGGAATGGGATGGCCGAGGAGCATGGGCTCCCCACCATCCAGCGCATGACCCGGGCACGCCGGCAGAAGATCCTGGCCCGAGCCCGTGAGGTCGGGCTCCCCAATTTGATCTCCACCATCGAGCGGGTTCCGGACCAACCCTTCCTGCTAGGCCGCAACGATCGCGGGTGGCGGATTGATTTCGATTGGCTGCTCGAGCCGAGAAACTTCGTGAAGGTCGAGGAGCAAAAATTCAGGAGGGCCGGCAATGGACACGCTTGAGGCAGTTTCGACGGTGCTGGCCCTTTGGCCTAAATCATTCCAGCCCGCGGACAAGTGGCGCGCGATGCTGGCGGATGAAATCGACCAGTGGAGCCGCGCGGAGAGGTCCGAGGTCATCAACAACCTGAAGCGGGGACACAACGGCAAGCGCATTTCGATCGAAACACTGCGCAAGATGCGCGGCGAGCGCGAGCAGGTTCCCGAGCAGCAAGGCGGCAAGATCAATCACAAGCTGGTTGACGGCTGGCTCGAGGACCAAGGGCTTCTGGAAAGCTTCCGCCGGCAGCATCCCGGGGACAGGACGATGATTACCCGGCTGATCGCAACCATGCAGCAGGTGGTGGGTTGGCAGGAGATCCTCGAGGCTGCAGCAGGATCGCCCAGCGAGTTCCGCGAGTGGGAGCGGATTGAAAACCTGGTGCGGGCTGCGGAGGGGGCGATGGTCCCCACGCGCGACGGCATGGGCCGGAAGGTCTGCTACGCCACGGAGGCTCAGGGCTGGACGGTTCCGACCGGGATCACGCGAGTGATCCTTCCCGAGCTTCGGTCCAAGATTGACCGCGAGGCAGATCTCGCCGGCTACGCGCAGCTTCGCCGGATCATTGATCGGTACGGGGACGGGATCCGCGCCTTTGCGGCCGTCTACCGCGACCCGGATTACCAGCAGTACTTGGCTGACTACCAAGCCCGCACCGGCCGGACGCCGGGATAACCCCAACGGAGAGCCCCCCCCATGACCGTCAGTTTCGACCTGTTTTTGGAAATCGTCCAAGACCACACCAAGACCCCGTACCAGAAGGCCGCGAACCTGCATGCGCTGGCTACAGTAGGCCGCAATGACTCCCAGAAGCCCGCAGACGGGCAAAAGTCCCGCCGGGGTAGGGTGGGAAGGGTAAGGACGCTTTCGCCCGCCAGTGACTCTCTAAACGAGTCTGAGGGCCATCCAAACATCCAGCTCATCGGGCGCTGAACAATCTCGGGAGATGCGCGTCATGACAAGCCAGGCCCAATTCTCAGTCGAAGCAACGTTGAGCTTAACTGCAAAGCAAGCAGACAACATAACCGAGGCGCTAATTGCGCTGATGGAGGAAATCGTCGATGCCACAAGCACGAAAGAAGGCTTGACGGATTTGGGGCTGACGATGAACTGCCTCGGTGTGTTCCTAGCCGACAGACTGGTCGCGCTGGACTACACGCTTAGAGCGACACAAGGGGTAGAAGATCATTTCCACACCAAGCTGTTAAACAACCTTCTCGCGGGATATCGCCTCCGGCTGAAGGTAGACACTATCACCGACAGTCAGTTTGAAGCCTTGTTGAAAGCGGGGCCAACCCGGCAATGAGGAAGCCGCAAGAGGAAACGCCAGAGCAGGAGAGCGACTTCGGCACCCCCGAAGCCCGCCACCAAGCCTCGTGGGTCATCGAGCAGCTCGACCCCAACAACCGGAAATCAAAACGCATCCGGATGGAGGACAACATCGAATGGTACATCAAGCGCCATTACCTGACCCAGCCCTACGCGGACGCCCTCGTGCGCTACAGGGACGATGCTTACCTTGCCGGCGTATTTCCCCCTTGCATAGGCAATTACGACCAAAGGGTCACAGGGGGCAGATCCGAAATCAGCGATGTGCGCGTGGGTGCGAAGGCAAGGCGCGACCACGCAATAGCACTTCTTGGCAAGATCAATAAAACAGCCGTGCCCCTGATTGAGGCGGTGGCGGTGGACGGAAAGATGGCAGGAACCTATTTCCAGGCCTCGGGCCTCGGCACACCCAACGAGGCAATAACGCTCCTCGTTCGATGCTGCGAGGCGCTTGCCAAGCACTACGGTCTCATCAAGTAAAGAAAGCGGACTTTTTTTAACACAATGCCGCTTGTTTGTTAAAAAGACTTACATTAGCCAAACGGTAACGGGCGGTTTTGTGCCTTCTGCCCGTTCTACCTTAGGTATCTCCCTGTACCTCCTGGCCCCGGCGATAGGGTGACGCGCATCACGCTGTCATTCCAAGGCCGGGGCCTTTTATTTCAACCCACCCGTAAGCACACCCCAGCGTGCAAGCTTATGGAGGCGAGACCATGACAACCAATGCCCTCGGGCGCCCCTCAATCTACACGGACGAGCTTGCTCAAGACATCTGTGATCGCATCTCCTGCGGACAGACGTTGACCTCCATTGCAAAGATGGATGGTTATCCCGCACTGACCACCGTATTCCGCTGGTTGACGGAAAAGGAAGACTTTCGGGAGAACTACACACGCGCAAGGCTTAATCAGGCCGACCATTCCGCGGATTATCTGGTGGACATTGGAGAGCAAGTTATTCACGGACAGATTGCGCCAGAACAGGCTCGGGTGGTGGCAGACATCCACAAGTGGACCGCAGCAAGGCGCGCCCCCAAGAAATACGGCGAGCGGCTCGACCTGACCCAGACCGCCACATTCAAGACCGTGACTGACAAGCCCCTGACACGCGAAGAAGAGCAAGCGCGCTGGCTGGCTGAGTTCGGGAACAAAGCCCCTGAGTGATTTCGCGTGGCGCCCACAATGGGGGCCGCAACAGGCATTTGTGCAGAGCGAGTTCTTCTTCGACATCCTGCTAGGCGGTGCGCGCGGTGGGGGAAAGACGGACGCCTGCCTCGGCGAGTTTGCCCTGCACGCTTTGAAATACGGACCCAATGCGCGGGGCGTGTTCATGCGCCGGGAGATGCCACAGGCGGACAGCTTGATCGACCGCAGCCATCAGATCTACGCGCCCATGGGGTGGACGTATCACAAGATGGAGCGGCAGTGGACGAGCCCGCACGGCTCGATCCTGAGGTTCCGGCCTCTTGAGGAAGACCGGGACGCTGAGAAATATCAGGGGCAGTTCTTCAGCCGGGTGTATCTCGAGGAGCTCACCAATTGGCCGGCACCCAAGGCGCCGGACAAGATGAAGGCAACCTTGCGATCGGCGGCGGGTGTGCCTGTCGGGTTCAGGGCGACTGCAAACCCCGGCGGCCCGGGGCACCATTGGGTGAAGCAGAGATATATTGATCCTGCCCCTCAAGGCCGCGTTGCGCTGGTGGACGAGGCAGGACGCAAGGAGCGCCTGTTTATCCCCGCAAGGGTGACGGACAACACGGCGCTGATAACAAACGACCCGGAATACGTGGAGCGTCTGAAGCTCTCGGGGTCGAAGGAATTGGTTCGCGCGTGGCTTGAGGGCGATTGGGCGGTTATCGACGGTGCGTTCTTCGACAACTTCAGTTCAGCGAGGCACATTGTCAGGCCCTTTGAGATCCCGAGGCAATGGACGCGGTTCCGCGCGATGGACTGGGGCAGCGCCGCACCTTTCTGTGTCGGATGGTACGCTGTTGCTGGAGACGACCATGCACTCGGCGACGGGCGAACCCTGCCGCGTGGTGGACTTGTTATGTATCGAGAATGGTACGGTGCTAGCAGTCCAAACGTCGGTCTCAAGCTTAACGCATAAGATG